AGAGATGGAGATGTTGAAATGTGTTCTAGAAATTTGCCACGTCATGTTATGTTATAATTAATATTAACATTATTTATATTATTTATATTATTTATATTATTTATATTATTAAATAATTAGGCTAATTCAATAAAAATATTATATTAATTTATTATATTAAATTAATATAAATGACCGCAACTACTGCTTACCCATATACTTTTGATGAAATGTCTAGAATTGGCAATGACTATCCAGCAATTGACCAACGAAATATTCAAAATACAAATAATGCAAACTACAATTTAGAAAATTATTATCCGGCATGCCCGATGTCAAAAGCGCAAGAATTTGCCTTAAACCAACCAAATGTATTTTATAATGGTTCACATGAAGGAGGCATTAAAGGATGTGCTATTGAGGCAAATAATGAGTTAAAATATACACATATTACTCGCCCGGCATGTAAATTAACATTAAATCCTAGACCTTTTTTGACTGTCCCATATTTAGGTAAAGGTTTAGGCGATATTGAAACAGAGTTTCAATTAAAAACAGGACAAAATGACCTTAATAAAAAAACTATAAATAATACTATGGAACAATGCTTTAATAATAATGCGAATTACCCATTATTAGATAATGTAAAACAAACACTAAATAATAGTGCATATATTATAGAAGATGATGCTATGAAAGGATGGCAGCGTGGAGGTATGAGTGCACGTGAATTTGCTCGTAGTCAAGATAGTAAACATTAAATAAAAAATAAACAATAAAAAATAAACAATAAAAAATAAACAATAAAAAATAAACAATAAACAATAATAATTAGTATTACTTATTTAATAAGTAATATTAATTTAAAGAAAGAAAAAACAAATAAAACAAATAAAACAAATAAAGTAATTAAATAAATAGCAATTAATTAACTATAACTAGCGTTTATAGTTAGTATGGCTAAAACTAATAGTAGTTTTTTTGACAATTTAAAAAATATGAATTATAAGAGTGACTTTATATGTACTTATAAATTATTAGAAGACGATGAAGAAGGTGCTTCTCATCTATGTTATCAAATGCAATTATTACAAGCTTTAAATATGACAAAATTTGATGATTTTATAATAACAAAAAATATTGAAGCAGTTTATTTTTTTATAAAAGATTATAGTGAAATTATTGACTTATTAATAGTATTAAAAGAAAAATATAAAAATAGTAACCTGGCCTTTTTTATTGAAAATGAAATAGCACTATTTCAACTATTATTTAGCTATGATTATTTTGATGTTTTTCATAAATGTTTATGCAATTATATTAAAAGTAAAACGCAAACGCCAGATTTAAGTATTAACAAAAAATTTTTTGATGAACTTTATATATACATTAATAATTCAAAAGTGTAAACACATATTAATTTATATTAATCTTTAACATAACTGTTAGAACATAATTTTTTTATGATTTTTTCTTCATTTTGTTCTTTATTATTAGCAATTGCTACCAATGTATGTGTATAATAATTTTGCTTTACAAATACCTTTATAACTATATAAAGATATGTAAGATATATAAGATATATATATATTATATATATATATAAAGATATAATATATATATATATATATAGACATATGTTTAACGGACAAGCAGAGCAAGATAAATTTGTATTAAATGTTCTCAATTATAAGGAAAATGGATATTTTTTAGAAATTGGTTCAAATCATCCAATTTATATAAATAATTCATATTTATTAGAGACAAAATATAATTGGAAAGGAATAATGGTTGAATACGTAAATGACTTTTTACCTTTATATAAACAGCATCGTCCCAATAGTATTCATGTAATAAATGATGCAAGGGTGATAGACTATAAAAATTTATTGGAAAAAAATAATTTTCCTACATCACTTGATTATTTACAGATAGATTTAGAAGTACAAAATGGATCTACTATGGATACACTAATACAATTAGATAACAACATTTTTGATACATATAAATTTGCTACCATTACATTTGAGCACGATATATATGATACTAATTTTGCCAATACAAGAATTGAATCACGAAAAATTTTTAAAAAAAGAGGGTACATATTTGTATTTGAAGATATAAATAATAATGGATATCCATATGAAGATTGGTATGTTCACCCAGATTTAGTTAATATGGAATATGTTAATAAGTTAATAGAAAATAATAAAAATAAATATACCAATCACCATATTACAGTAAAAACCATAAATTGGAAAGACATTCAATATAGCTAACTTAGTGTTTTATACCTTTTGATATTTATAACGCCGATTTAGTAAAAAAATTATGTTCTATCATTTGAGGCACTAATAATCCCCAAGAATTACATTTATTTAATTTAATTAATGTTATATTTTCATCTAATAAAGATATTTGTTCTTCTTGTATTGTGTCAAATAATATTATTTTGTAATTATTTCTAAATTTACTAATTAATTTATATATATTAGATAAATAAACATATACATCCTTTATTACACTATTACCATCAATTGTAAAATTACCACTATCTAATGAAGATTGAGATGTATATATGAAATATAAGCATTCTGTTGAATTTAATATTAATCTTTAACATAACTGTTAGAACATAATTTTTTTATGATTTTTTCTTCATTTTGTTCTTTATTATTAGCAATTGCTACCAATGTATGTGTATAATAATTTTGCTGTGATTCATTATTCTGAAAATCAGGATTTTCTTTTGTCCAATTACATAATGCGGAAAATTGCTTTGTTGATACTTCTTTAATCACATTTTTAATTCTATCTTTATTAACATCCTTTTCCCATTCATCATTTTCTTTAATATATAATATTTCTCGTTTTATATCAGTGCAATGAATTGGTCGTTGATATAAACCTAATTTATTCATGTTTTCTATTATTACATTACTTAATCCATTTACTAATCCATTTTGTTTTGTATAATCTAATTGAAGAAAACTCACTTCAATAGACCGAATAAAATCACGCATATTTATAGCATCTTTGCATTTTTCATTTAAAAATACTTGAATATTAAACTTATGATTATTTGTTGTAATTGTTGTATTTCCCAATTTGGGAATTAATTCTTTAATCGTATTTGTTAATTCTATAATTTGGTCTTGCTGTTTTTTTACTACTTCAAATATTAATTCATTTGATAAATTTAATATGTTTGAATTTATTGAATTTGAACATACATCTTTTAAATTTGTTGATGCTACAAAAGTACAGTTTTTTTTATGAGTATATAAACTTTGTCTATATTTATAATTTTTACCGCATTCACAGGCAAAGATTAATTCGGAACTTTTTTTGTCCAAATTGTGTGTTTGTGTAAGTATTGAGTGTTTTCGTGTCAACAAATGTCGCTCATATTGACTACTTCGTGATGTATTATAGTCACAAATAATACAGCAATAATTTTTGGAACCTTTTTGGAACTTTTTTGTAAACATTTGTAAGTATAAAATACTTACAAAAAAAGTTCCTAAATTATTTTTTAAAAAACATTAAAAAATTTATGCTAACGTTTTTTTTTGTGCAAATAAATTTATAACCTTTATGGTCTAAAACCAAAAAGTGCCTTTTTTTAGACTATAAAAGGGAAATATATTATAAAATAGGACATTAAAAATGTCCATTTTTCAAAAAAATTCTGAAAATATATTTTTGAAATTATGCACACAATTGGCGCAAAACTATTTTGTTATCATGTATGGTAATAAAATAAATAGTATATTTATTTATTTTAAAACGCAAAAAAAAATTAAGATAAAACTGGTCGTTGAAAATTTTGATAAACTAATGGATATGGCATAATTATTGATTGTGGTCTATCAAAATAATCTTTAAATTCAATATTTATAATGCTAGGAGTAACAATAGTACATGGACTTTCTAAATTTGTTGAACCAATTCCTCTTAATTGCGATTCAATATCAATAGCATTATTTGCCAGTGCATCTCGTGAAATATGACTTGGCATATATCCTAATGCAGGAATACAATCGCTTATTGGTCTTCCACTAGATGAATGTATGTAAAATGTTTCATTTAATATTTTTTCTTTTGTTGATTTCTCTAAATTATAGTTTATTTGACTATTTTTATTTCTTGTAGATGACATGCTATATTATATTTAATATAATTTAATATAATATAATTGAAACTTAATTATATTAAAAATAATCAAATCCAATCATTCAGTTTGAAAGGCGTCTTTGATTAATCTTGAACTTGTTGTTGTGGTTGTTCAAATTCTACATGCAATTTTAGACTAGCATTTTCAGTATCAATAATAGTATTAATAATTTTCAATACTATAATAATATACATATCATCTTCGTGTTCTAATAACTGTTCCAATTTATGCTTATCTTGACTATATCTAATATCTAATAATTGTGTAGAAACTATTTCTTCTTTTACATCAGTATTTATAGTTTTCAATATTTCTTTAGCATATCTTCCGGCAAGTTCAACTTTTGTTGCTTGTAAATCACTATATAATTTATCTTCTAAATCTTTACCAATATCTTCGGCTAATAACTCTATAATACTATTATAAACCGAACTACTTGAACCATCATCATTTTTATTTTTTTCAATTTCATTTATACGTAATAGCATAGTTTGTAAAGTGTTATTAAATGATGGTGAACTTTTTTCACTTTTCACATCACTAAGTTGTTTGATCAAATAGTTATTTAATGGATCTTCAAATGTATTATAATATACATAATAGAGTATAAAAGTCAATATTTTTAAACCATTAGCATTATTTTTACCCTTATCAGGATTAATAATTGTTAGTGTAAAACTTCCCATAATAGATTTATAATATAATAAAATTATAAATTTATAATTTTATTATATTATAAATCTATAATATAATAAATGTCAAATAGAACAGTGTCTACCATACAGGCTGCAAATAATAAAGAGTGGTTAGCATTTATTAGTTTTGCTGAACGGAGTATGGGTTCCACAGATCCAATAGTATTTCAAATAAAGAAAGATAATGAAGTAAATAAAAGAACAAAGTCTGTTGCCGCATTTTATAGAGATAAGTTAGGTTCAAAGGCAACATTTAATAGAGATTTACCTTTAAAACAGTTATTAAAAAATGAGAATTTTATTTTAAATGTACTTGAAAAAACTAAAGACGATGTATCACTATTTACGGAAGTATATAATAGAGCAGAGTGGGCTATAACAACATATAATGAACCAGCAGATAATATATATATAAAATGTAATCCTGTAGATGATAATGATATACCAATTGAATTATCTAATAATTTAATAACTACAAAAAATAGTTCTCAAGAAGTATTAAAAGAAGCAAGTAATTTGCTTGCTCCAGATAAAATTACAAATAATATAGGTGTGCAAATAATTATTGGAGTTATTTTTTTAGCAACTTCTTATTTAATTGGAAATTACATATTTATTAGATATCCAAGGAGAATAATAGAAAAATCTAATTTAGAAGATAAACCTAGTAAATAATATTTTTTCTAAACCTTAGCGCCAATTAATTAATAAAAGAAGCATCGTGCGAATCACACATAACTGGATGATATGTAGTTGGATTAACAATATTATCAGGTTGTCGATCAATTTGTCCCACCATTTCTTCTTCGAGAGATTTTACACTTAAATGTGAATTCATATTATTCATGGCAGAGGTTTTATTAATAGTGCTTGGCGCCATAACCTTATGGTCTACTTTTTTTGACCGTTGCAAAAATATTACTGCAACTATTGCAAAAAATATTGCAATAAATGGATTACTATTTAATAAAAGTAAAATAAAAATTGCAAATAAAGAGATATACATATATGCATTATTTATTTGCGGTGCAAAATCATACGGAGTTGATACATTACTTACTAAATATAATAGTAATAAAATAACAAAGACTAATTCATAGCTTTTAATATTTTTAAGTTCTAGTGCTTTATTTTTTAAAGTATTTACTAAATTCATTATATTATATTTAAATATTTTATTAAAAATTGAAATTTTAAATAAAATATATAAATTATTAATTATAAAATTATAAACTTTAAAAATGATGTTGAAAAAAATTAGTCCAAAAAATAGAACCAATTATTTAGAACTAACTGGTTTAATAGATAATTTAAAAAAAAATAATTTAATAAACAGTTATTTAGGTAACAAAGGATATTCAATTTATAAAGTATGTTTAAATGATTCAATTATAGACTTTATTAAAAATGAATTAACAGTTAAACCAGTAATTATTAATTCATTAGTAGAAGCCAAACCTATTCCTGTATATCAAGAGTCTGATAAAAAAATATATGTTCCACGCTATTGGGGTATAAATATGTTTGGTTATCCAAAAATGTTAAAAATTCAATATGGCGATTCAATATATCTTAAATTTAATGGAGTTTTGAGAGACTATCAATTAACAGTTTTAAATGAATACTTAAAAGCCATTAATTTTGGTATTGAAGACAAAAATAATAAGGGGGATGGTTCGGCACTTATTGAATTATGGACTGGTGCTGGAAAAACAGTATTGGGACTTAAAATTATTGAAGTATTGTGCAAAAAAACAATTATTTTTGTCCATAAGTCTTTCCTAAAGGATCAATGGATAGAGAGAATAATACAATATTTACCTAATGCCAAAATTGGATTAATACAAGGACAAATTGTTGATATAGAAAATAAAGACATTGTGCTAGCAATGATTCAGTCTGTAAGTATGAAAAGTTATCCGGACACATTATTTGACAGTTTTGGACTAAGTATATATGATGAATGCTTTAAAGGATCTACACTAATTTATACAAATCAAGGTTGTGTAAAAATTTCAAAACTCTATAAATTATGGAAACAAAAAAGTGCAATAAAAATTCGCAGTTACAATAATATAACAAAGACTTTTGAATATAAATTACTTACATATGCTTGGAAGAAACAGAGCAATCAGTTTGTAAAATTAACATTAAATAATGAATTTAACACTTTTGAATGTACTATTGAATGTACGTTAAATCATAAAATATTAACTCCCAATGACTATGTAGAAGCTCATAAATTGCATAGTGGGTCGCAAGTTATGAGCAAAAGCGGTTGTTCCAATGAACTTGTTATATTAGAAGTAGTAAAACAAGAATTCATAGTAACCGAAGACATCAATGATGTATATGATATTGAAGTTGCAGATAATCATAATTATATATTAGCCACTATTGTGACTGATGACAAAATACAAACTCGATGTGGTCCAATTGTTAGTAATTGTCATCATATGTCCAGTGAAGTATTTAGTAATTGCTTAAAAAAATGTAATACACTATATGGTCTTGGTCTTAGTGCTACAATGGATAGAAAAGATGGATTAACAAAAATATTCAAAATGCATTTAGGAGAAATATGTTATAAACCACCAAAAAATAGTTCTCAAGATAATGTATTGGTTAAAGCAATAGATTATATTGTTGAAAATGATGATGAATACAATGAAGTTGAACGAGATTATAGAGGAAATATAAAATATTCAACAATGGTAAGCAAAGTTTCCAATTTAAACAGTCGAAGTGATTTTATTGTATATATATTAGAAAGTGAACTGTTTATTAATTCACAACAACAATTTATAGTATTGGCACAAACCAAAAATTTACTAAACTATTTATATCAAGCACTAAATCATAAAAAAGTGGCGTCTGTTGGTTATTATATTGGAGGCATGAAAATGGAAGAATTGAAAAAGAGCGAATCAAAACAAATCATATTGGCAACGTATAGTATGGCGGCTGAAGCACTTGATATTAAATCACTCACAAGTTTATTTTTAGCAAGTCCAAAATCAGATATTATTCAAGCAGTTGGTCGTATTTTGAGAGAAAAACACACTAACCCACTAGTAATTGATTTAATCGATAACCATGAAGTATTTTTAAATCAATTTAATAAGCGACGGTCTTTTTATAATGAAAAAAATTATAAAATTATTCGCTCAAATAATAAAAAATATGTTGATTATATTAAGCATTTAAAGACATTAACACCAGAAAAGGAAACATTAGAGCAAGAATCGCAAGAATTATTAGAAAATAATAATACAAAGTATTGGACTATGTTGGTGCCAAATAGTCGACAAAAAAATAGCACAAAAGAGACACCACACAATTGTTTAATTTTAAACAATAGTTAAAAAATTTTATATTATTTTAATGTATAATGATTAATCACAATATATTAACATTAGT